TCTTTAGTATCATTGGTATACTTCCACCCAAACTTAGTGAATTGGTTTCCCAAATCCACTTGAGTATAAGGGTAGTCAGGGTGAACAGATATGACATGGTCATCGCCATGAAACTGAGCGTTAAACACATCAAAGAAATTTCTGGGTACCTCTAAGTTTTTACTATGAAGGAAATCCAGAGTTACTATGGTGAATAACAATTGGTGGCCATAGGTGTTCAAAATAGATGTCAAGGAAAAACCACTATGTTGGTTACCATGATACTCATATAAGACACCGATACGTCTCTCAGGTGAGGACTTATCAGGATTCTTCATAGTAGCAACGTGCTGAGACGAAGCTATACTTTCTAAGAAGGTCCTTCGAGCCATGACGAATGACTTATCCTCAGTACCATAGAATATATCGCAAAATCTAAGAAAGGAATGATAGGCAAAATATAGAAATCTGCCATCCCACCCCGATTGATTACCAGCGATTATCCTATTTGGATACTTGAAGGAATTAGCCAAAACATCCCAGTCTAATGAATAAGGATTCAATCCTATAGCAAATCCATTAAAAATGGAATTAGCTAAGATATAGTCCATAGCTGCTCCAAAAGGCTGTCTACATATAATAGTAGACTGCCATGGTTCAGCGGATATAAGTCTGGGATTTTTACCTATAGGACGAGTCTCATCTTTAAGGAAGTCCATAAAAATGAAAGGGTAAAGTCTACCCGATGACAATATAGTCAGGATAGAATTTATTTCCTTAGCAAGTCGAGGAGCTTTAGACTTATCGAGTCCAAATAAAGAACTCTTACTCTTCAGCTTACCAAGACACTCAGGATAACCAACAGAAGTCGACCCAGGTATAGGCTTTAAATTGCCAAATCCTTCACAAGCCTCCTTAAGCGTAAGCATTCGTCTAACGGGATAACTCGTAGAGAACGCTTTTAACAAAAAGGGGAATGTTATGGACTCGGCCTCCTGGATTAATGAGGTAGGAATAGCCTTTATAGGCATATTATATTTATCCCTAGCTCTATAATAAAGGAGCTGTGAGGATTCTTCTGTGGCATTAGCTAGTGGAAGACATTCCTCAACAATAGGAAGAATGCTATGTAACACTCCATAATACTCAGATTTAGTTATCTTAGTTTCTGGAGGTACAAAAGCAGGCTTCACTTGAGCCCCGAGAGGAAATTTTGAAGGAATTATAGCTCCAACCAAAGATGGTGGAACATAAGACCTCAATTCATCCTCTATAGGCTCATAAGATACGGAATTTTCGCCTAGGGCTTTAAGGGCCTCTTGACACATTCCTTTATCTATGGGACAAGACATCCCATATTTTATTCCATCACCTGCTACATGAAAACCTACAATACTAGTGGTCTTGTGGTTATCAGTGGCAAATAATATTCCTCCACAATCTCCTTCTTTAGTTGGTAAACTATATCGTAGGAAGAAAGGGGAGTCATATTGATAATTACCAGAAGTATCAACTTTGGTAGTTATTATGCTTCTGCAGGGAAGGAATGAAAAATTTGCACTAGGAACACATAATGACGTCCAAATGGGCTCGGAATCCGGTGATAAGGACTCAGAAAACAAATGGACTATGTTTCTGTGCGATCTGACAAAGTCTGGACTAGACTTAAA